CCTGAGACAAACCCGACACAATGGGAACGTTTCGACGCATTCTCGGAATGGTTGGAGACGAAAACAAATGCAAGTGTATTGAAGGCGATACGTTCTTTTTGGGACAGCAAGATGGCGGACAATCAAATGCGTAATATTTTAGAAAGTAAAACACTTTTTAACGGTACGGCCAGGATCAAAAATCTAATACCGAACGGATCTAACTTTGTAGGCTTTGAGCTTGTACCGATTAGAGCCAACGGCGTAACATTAAAGATCGATAAAATAGGGTTGCAGTTCACAGGAACTCAGGATGTAACTTTATATCTGTACCATTCAAGTAGAAACCAACCAATAAAAACAGAAACATTCACACGTACAAGAGATGGCGGTATGCAATGGTTTGACGTTGCCGACTTCTTACTCCCTTATTCAAGTAGCGACATAGATTCTGGCGGGAGTTGGTATCTTGTTTACGACCAATCGGCGGTGTCGGTAGGACAGGCAATATCAAAGGATAAAGATTGGAGCAAAAGACCGTGTGGAACTTGCGACAGGAACGAGGTTTCGGCTTATAGAATTTGGAGTAAGTATCTGGAGGTACACCCATTTAAAATTGCATCGGACCAGTTAGTCGGTGGCGCAATTTGGGATGTGGCAAACAACCTCTATACATACGAAACCAATTACGGAATAAACCTTCAGGTAACAATCGAATGCGATATAACGGACATTATTATACAGCAAAAAAAAGCATTTCAAAACATTATCGGTTTGCAAGTGGCTATCGATATGCTGCGAGAGTTTGCGTATAATCCGAGTTATAAAATTGGAAGGGCGCAACAAAACCCAGGATTTACCAAAATGGAAATTCTGTACGAACTTGACGGCGATAGTCAGAGTTATAAAAAAAGCGGATTAGGTTACGACTTTACCAACGCCATGAAGGCCGTTAGTTTAGACGTTAAAAACATGAGTCGAGTATGTACGCCGTGCAAAAATGGCGGTGTCCGATATAAAACCGTATAGTTTTGAAGCGGTTATCGGATTTAATACAACGTTTGAAATCCTTAGAAACAGAAATGTTCGAGGCAATTCGATTCACTCTGGAGGCAAACAAAGAAATTATTTTGGATATGAATTCCGAAATACAATTGTTTGAAAAGGGAGTCAATCGATACGATGTAAAGATAGCGAGCTTTGCACCTTATAGCGATGCAACGGTATTCATAAAAAGAGCAAAAGGACAACCAACCAACAGAGTAACACTCCGGGACGAAGGGGACTTCCATTTCTCTTTTTTTATAGAGTTTTCCGCTGACGGTTTCCAAATAAAGGCCGCCGATTGGAAAGCAAATAATTTAGTTGCTCACTACGGCGAAAGTATTTTGGGATTAACAGACGAGAATTTCAGAGATTTAGCAATCAACTACGTGGCACCGGAACTCATTAAAATACTTAAAAAGATATGACAAAAATAGCAGCAGTACCAAAACCAGAGAACCCCGCTTTTATGGATGTTGTAGTGGTACAGATTCAGGATATTTTAAAAGCGAATATACCATGGCTCGATCATTCATTCGGTCGCAGTCAAAAGCTAATCGACAAAGACACAAAGAAAGTTTATCCGGCGGTACATATCGGGTACGAAAAATATATTAATGTTTTCCCGGACCAGGAGTTGGGTAACTTTAGTTTTTTAATCTTTGAAGATCCGCAGACAATCGACAGCACTCTGAAACCTTACATAAAAGTAAGTCAAAAATTCAGCATTGTATTTTGGTTTGATCTCAGTAAAATATTTGTCGATCAAAAAGACAGAAGTTTGGAGGCAATTAAATTGCAAATCCTGACGGTGTTAAATACTAAAATGCTATTGAACAAAGGCAGTATTAAAATGTCTGAAATCAAAAAAGATGCAAAAAACATTTATAAAGAATATAGCGTCAACGAACTTGACAGCCAATTTTTAATGCAGCCATTCGCCGGGTTGAGGTTCGACGGCGTTATGGATTACACCAGTACAGTTTGTTAATATGGACGCAGTTATTTTAATAGGTTTATTCTCGGCATTTTTAATCCTTTTCATCTCTAAAATAGGGCTGCGAGAGTATGCACAAATGCACGGATCGAGGTTTGTATCAAAATTATTTGGGTGCGACTTTTGTTTGTCGTTCTGGTTTAATCTTATTTTATCGATTATTTTGTATATTTTTGTTAAAGATGCGACGGTATTACTGTATTGTTTCGTATCTACACCAATAACACGAGTTTTGATATGAGGACTATAAAAATAGGTAGAAAAACAGTAGTATTTTATGATGCAATAGACGATTTACCAATCCGTCGTTATCATAAATTCAATAAATATATGTTGGTCGATAGTGGTATCGGTTCGGATCTAAACGATATAAACGGACATATTGTAAAAATTGCTCGTTACATCTCGAAAAAAGACGAGAAAAACGCCCAAGCGCAATTGGAAAATTTGAGGACATCTTTATACATGATTGCAAACGAAACCAATGTCCGACATTTATCCTTTGCCATTCTGGTAAAGAGTATAAACGGTAAAGAGGTTACGGACTTGTCCGACGAAAACATTAAACGGATTGCCGATTCATTCGACAACGAAAAAAAAGGGATTATAGATCGGGTTATTGACTCGATCAAAAAAAAAATCGACTTGGAATTGGTCGTATATTTTCCGGGGCAATTCGAGGACGCACAAGTAAAAGAGTACCACGATAGGATCCGAAATCGTGCGCTTTTAATTTTGTCGGAAATCCAAACCAACAAAAAGGAGACGGACAAAATAAATAAAATCGACGACTTTTTAATGAGTTTGGTAAATCCCAAATCATTTTCAGGAAAAAAAAGTGTCGAAATTATATACGATAAACAGTTCGAGGAAGCGTGTACCTTTTTAGAATCTGAAACAGGGGCGAGAGTTGACGACCTTACGGCAATGCAATTCTTTAGTAAATTTGAATTTATTAAAAAGAAACACAGTAAAAAATAAGTATGGACAATCCGATTAAATATTCTGAATTTATACAGCCAGACCAGAGTGTATCTAATCTGATTGTACAACTTGAACAACTGCAAACCAAATACACGGAACTGGAGGCAAAGATCAGAGGCGATGCAGATAAAATCGCAAAGTCTTTAAAGAATGTCAATAGTGCGACCGAGGAAGGTCGAGAGGCCACCCGTAAATCTGCAACCGATGCCGACAAATTGGCAAAGGCAAACGACGATTTAAAGAAATCACAGTCAGGAGTGGCAAAAGAGATCGCCGTCCTGAAGGCAAAACAACAGCAACAAAACAACATTAATAAACTTACGGCAAAGATCAACGCCTCGACTGAGGGATCATACAACAAACTATCCGCCCAATATAGTTTGAATAAGATTAAGTTAAACGCCATGAGTAAAGCCCAGAGAGATGGGACGAAAGCGGGTAAAGCGTTGGAAAAAGAATCAAAATCTTTGTACGACGAAATGAAACGATTACAAGAGGCGACCGGTAAAACATCGTTAAACGTTGGTAATTATAAAGATTCATTAAACGCAATGCCTGGTCCGATGGGTGGTGTCGTTTCAGGCACTAAGGCAATGGGAAAACAATTGTTGGTATTGGCTGCAAATCCGATTGTTGCCATTGTGGCATTAATTGCGGGACTTTTCATTTTGTTGGTTAAGGCCATGAAAAGAAGCGAGGAAGGACAGGACAGATTAAACAAAGTTATGGTCGTGGCGGCCTCGATATTTGACAACGTTATGGATGTCCTTACGTTAATTGGTATCGCTCTGTTTGATTCGCTGCCGAAAGCGTTTAAAATGTTCACTAATAATTTTAAAATTTTCGTCAATGCTTTTAAAGCGGGTATTTTAAAAGTACGTATCGCATGGAATGAATTTACAAACGATGCCGAGGAAGCCGATAAATTTAAAAAGGAACTGAAAGCGTTACAGACTGAAACTAAAAACTTAGTTGACGAACAAAAAAAATTAGGTAAACAAATCGTCGAAACCTTCAGCGAGTCGATCGAAAAAGCCAAGGATTTAGGGGCTGAAATTCAAAGAGATATTGTCGCAGCTAAGAAATTGGCAGATGCTCAGGCAGCATACAACCGAGAGGAACGCCGAGTAATTGTCGAAAATGCCAAACTGAATAAACAATCGGCAAAAGCAAGGGGGGACGCAGAACGTTTAAAACTTTTAGATGCTGAAAAAAGTATCGAGACTTTGGAAAAGTCGTTCGACCTTGACGAAAAAGCGTTGGCAAATACTATAAAATTGGCAAAAGCAAAAGCCAGTATATTACAACAAACCTCGAATTTAGCAGTTGACGACATCGAAGCAAAGAAAGCAATTGCCGAAGCTGAGGCGGAAGTATTCAACGCCGAAACGGCATTCGATAACCTGAGACGACAACGTATTCGCCGTATGAATATGTTGAGGTTGGAGGCATTCAAACAACAAAAAGAGAGGCTAAAAGCGTATGCAGCACTAAACAAATTCGAGCAGACATCGGCAATTTTGGCAAACGATGCGATTATCGCCTCGGACAAATCTACTTACGACGAGAAAAACAAAGCATTAAAAGCGAACGCCCAAATTGCGGCCGAAAGTTTAAAAGAAAATTCCGCCATTACTTTGACGGAATTAAACAAACGAAAAGAATTACAACTAATTTCGGAGGAAGATTACGCACTCCAAAAACGAGTTATCGACGGAAAATTGGCGGACGATATTTTGAAACTTGGGACAAAATTACAACAGGACCAGGATAAACTTTTGGCAGCTAAAAAAGCAAAAGACAAAGCCGAAAAAGAGGAAGTTTTTAAAACAAAACAAGACACTATCGATCAGGAATATGATTTGGAAATGTCCCGAATTGATATTTTAAAATCGACCGAAGCCGAAAAAACTAAATTAAGATTAGAGGCGGAACGGGACAGAATCCAAAAGATTTTGGATCTAAACAAAACCGCAGAGAATAAATTGTCCGATTTACAAGTCGAGACAATGAAAAATACTATTGCCAAAATAAACCAAGAGATTGCAAAAGTGCCAGACGGTGGGGATCTTTATTCTAAGTTAGGGTTAAATTTAAACGACGACCAAAAACAGGCGATTGAAGATAGCGCAACCCATGCCCTCGACATAATACAAACCGTTTTGGATGCTAAATTGGAAGCAGCAGACGCAGCATTGGAAAAAGCAGAGGAGGAAACCTCGGCCGCAGAAACCAACGTACAACGAGAAATCGAAGCACGAAACAACGGGTATGCAAACAACGTAATTGGCGCACAACGGGAATTGGAGTTGGCAAAGAAAAAAGAGGCCGACAGATTAAAAGAGAAAAAGAAAGCCCAAAAAGCCCAAGCGATTATCGATACTGCCATGCAAATAAGCAGTTTAATTACTGCAACGGCTGAGTTATGGAAATCAAATGCGGGTATTCCGATTATTGGTGCGGGACTTGCAACAGCAGCAACGGCATTAATGTGGGGATCTTTTGCAGCCAGTAAGATAAAAGCGGCGACAGCATCAAAAGAGAAATTCGGAGACGGTGGATTGGAGTTTTTAAGGGGTGGAAGCCATGCAAGCGGAAACGACATTCCTATC